CAAAAAGTTATGGAAGCATCTCAAAAGTATTATGGGTCTCCAGACTTTGTTAAGAAAATCTTTCAGGCTCACCCAGAAATTAGAAAAAGTGTTGAAGAAGAAATTGTAAAAAATTACCTGGCAAAGCAATCTGGAAAAAAATCCACTCCTAAAGTTAAAGTTTCTGGCACGGCGTCCAAGCCTATTGTGTCTAAACCTTCATCGGATGATATAACTTTTGAAAATGTCTCCGAAAAGGCTCTGGACTATTTAAAAGAATTACAAAGATTAAATAAAGAAGAGGAATAAAATGCCTAATTATGGACAAGAATTTCAATATGTTAGCGATGCATTAAAAGATGTTTATGCACCGGTTATGAAAAAGCAAATCCCTAAGATTTCGCCATTATATAATTTATTTCAGAAGAAACCGAAACAGGCTTTTGCTGGAAAGCAATTTATTATCCCGTTGCAGTTGACTTTTTCTGAAGCTGTTGGCGGAAAAGCTGGTGATGTTTATACTTTACCTACTCCTCGTAGAATTTCTTATGACCAGGCTTCTCTTACTGTAAAAAAGATTTATGGTAGAGTTGGTATTGATGGCTTGGCTCTTAAGTCATCGCAAGGTAAGGGCGGATGGGTTGACCTTTTAACCAATGAAATTGAAGGCAATACCGCTGCTTTTGCTATTGATTTAGATAGACAGCTTTTGTGTGGTGGAAAAGGTGTGCTTGGTTTAGTTAATACTACAATTTCTTCATCACAAGATTTTATTTTAGTTAAAGACCCTGGCGGAATTACTGGTGATACTCCTATAACTAAATTTTATAGAAAAGGAATGGTAGTTACTGTTGGAACTGGTTCTACTGAATATACTATTACTGGTATTACTCCAGGTGCTGCTGGAACTGCCGCAATAAGTGTTTCTCCAAATATTGCAGCTGCTACTGCTGGTGATGCTATTTATCGCTCTGGTGTTTATAGTGCTACTGCTGATAAACTTGGTGAAGTGATGGGAATTGAAGGTATTGTTGGAACTGGAAATACTCCTGGCTCAACTTTTGAAGGAATTGACGCTTCTGCTGTTTCTGAATGGCAGGCTTATGTAGATAGTGCTGCACATGTTATTAGCACAGCTGGTGATATAGTATTTCAGGATGCTTTAGATGCTATTGAACAGGTAAGTGCTGGTGAGCCTGTTGATATTGCTATTACTGGTTATAAAGTTAGAAATGAACTAATTAAAAAAATGCAAGCTTTGCGGCAGATTGATACGCTTGATTTGAAAGCTGGTTGGAAAGCTATTAAGTATATTGGCGGTGCTTTGGAATTACCTTTCTTGGTTCACCCTAAATGTCCTGAAAAATATGTTTATCTCTTATCTACCCCGCATCTTAAAATCTACGAATTGCTGCCTTTGACTTGGGATAATAGTGGTGGCGGGATTATTAAACCTGTTGCTGGAAGTGATGCCTACGAAGCTTGGTTTAAGACCTACATCAATTTTGGAACTGATTGCCGTAATGCACACGGTAAAATGACTAATGTTTCTTGACGAATAAGAATATCTAATTGAATATTGTGCTTTAATTGAGCGAGATGCCTCTGCTTTAGAAATAAGGCAGAGGCTGCCCTCGCTATTTATAGGAGAAAAGTATGATAGCTCCTGGTTGGTTTGTTAGAGAACTTAAACTTATTGATAAAGATTATTTTTGCGTATGGGATGGAAGATTGCATAGATGGATGATACGCTGGTGGAATACTCCACATATTGAAAAGAGAGATATAAAAAATTCTGAAGATTTTAGAAAGAAAAGTATTTTAGTAATGAAGGTAGCTGAAGAAGATGGTAATGGAAAAGATATTGGGTATAGAGACCTTGACCAACGAACTCTAACTACACTGCGTAGAAGGAAATGGTTAAGTAATTTATCTACTGAAAAATTGATAAGAATGTTAGACAATGCTAATGAAGAAAATCAGAATAAGACAGATGAAGAAATAAGAGATATGATAAGAGATGCTGCTACTATCAGTTATAATGCTATGAAAAGGATTTGGTGGTAAACATGATAAGAGAAAATTTTAGAACTTATGTTAGAAGTTTAATTGCAGAACCTTATGCATCTTATTGGACAGACCCTGAAATAGATGCTTATACTGATGTAGCATTGATTTTATTGCTTAATGAATTCTGGTATCTTTTAAAAAAGACTTATAAAAAAACTGGTTATTTATCTATTACTTCTGGAAATGATACAATTGATTTACCTGCTGATTGTTTAAAAGTTCTTTCTATTAAGATAAAAGATAATCCAATGCAGGGGTTTGATTATATTCCTGAAGATGCTGAAGATTATTATGAAAAAAATGAAATACCTGGCTGGACATTTGAAGAAGGAAAAATAAAAATAAATCCTACTCCTACTCAAAGTAAAGCGGATTATCTTAAAATAAAATATTTACCTAAAATTACTTTTGAAAATTTACCTGATTGCCTTTTCCCATTATTAGCTGTAAGAACAATAATTCAAGCAAAGATAAAAGACGAGAATGTTCCTGTTTATATTATGAGACTTGAAGAACAATACAAACAAGCTGCTATGATTTTTTTAAACAATGTTCAAACGCAAAATGAGGAGATGCTTACAGAATAATGCCTATGAATATTGATGGTTTTTTACCCTTTACCGATTTCAGTCTTGGACTGGATTTAACCAGTTCTCCGACTGGATTAGACAATCGTTCTTTAGCTTCGGCTTTAAATGTGGAATTAACTCCACAGAAAGGATTAACAAAAAGAAATGGCTTAAAGATATTAGAAGAAGGAATACAACCAGTCTGTTTTGTTGGCACAAGTGGGACGTCACACGCTTCTAATGATAGCTGTATTGTTAACGGGAAAATATATGTTTGTTCGAATCATAGAGTATCAATTTTTGATGCTGAAACTTTAGCATTCATTTCATACTTTGGTTCTTCTGGAACTGGAGACGGGCAGTTTAAAATCCCAACATCAATCTGTTCAGATGGAGAATATTTATTTATAGCTGATAGATGGAATCATAGAATTCAAAAATTTACTCTTTCGGGTGAATATGTTTCAAAAATAGGTTCTCAAGCTGGAAGTGGAAATGACCAATTTAATCATCCCCTTTGTGTTAGATATTATGATGGGAAGTTATATATTTGTGATTATGCTAATCAGCGATTAAAAGTTCATTCAGCATCAGATTTATCTTTTATTGAAAATCATTCTTTAAATTATTCCCCCGTTGCTTGTTGGATAGATTCAGAAAATAATAAGATAATAATTTCAGCAGATAATGCTGTTTTTGTACATCAATTTTCTAATTTTGAACTTCTTAAAAGCAGAACATCACTTCCGATTACAATAGGAGTTTTTCAAACTGGCAATTATGTTTATATTTCTGATTATCAAAATCATAAAATAAGAAGATTAAATTATTCTGATTTAAGTGATGCTGGCTATTATGAACCTGGTCAAGGGAGCTTGCCTGGTCAATTAAATAATCCTTATCATCTAAATTTTTGGCCAGAGAAAAATTTAATTCTTATTTCAAATTCTGGAACTCCTTACTATATTGTTGGCATAACTCCAGAATTGAAGTTTGACCCTATGCAAGATACAAAGATTATGGATTTATATAATTACTATTCTTCTTATGGTAATTATATTATTAGTAATTTAGAAGAAGATACAAATAATAAATTATGGTTGCATGATGGGGCAGATTGGATTGATTTAGAATTAACTCTTTCTAAAAAAAGAATGTCTTTTATTACCTATAAAAATAATTGCTATTGTTCTAATGGGACTGATGATAATATAAAAATAGTTGATAAAAACACTTATTCAGTTGGAATTGAGCCACCCACAAATGCTCCTACATTAGAGGAAGGTGCTGATGGAAATCTTAATGGAAGATACTCTTATATTTATGTTTATAAATCATCTTCTTTTAATATAAGAAGCAATCCTTCTCCTATTTCTAATACAATAGAAGTATCTGATAAAAAAATAAAAGTAAGTTATGCTGCTTCTACTGACCCACAAGTAGATAAAATAGAGATTTATAGAACTTTTGCTTTAGCTACTGGAGAAGAACCAGTAGATTTCTTTTTTGTAACAGAAGTAAGTAATGCAACCAATTATTATGTTGACAATGCTTTAGATAGTGGTTTAGGTATTATGGCAGATTGGGATAACTTTGTTCCGCCAGCAGCTAAATATTTAACTATTTATAAAGACAGAGTTTTTTATGCTAATTGTCCTGCCGAAACTGATGGAGAATCTTTAGTTGTTTATTCAAAGATTGGGAATGCTGAAGCTATACCAGCAGAAAATTATGAATACTTTGATAGAGGTGATGGTGAAGAGATAACAGGAATTGCTGCCTTGCAAGATGTGTTAGTAGTTTTTAAAGAAAGTAAATTCTTTACTATTTATGGTGATTTTGAATTAAAAAGATTAACCAGCTCAAAGTATGATGTTGGCAATATTGCTGCTGGGCAAATTATTGCATTAGAAGATAAAGTAATTTTCTTATCACAGAATGGTTGGTATAGTTTTAATGGAAATGAGTTAACACCAATTTCAAAAACTATTGCTCAAAAATTAATTGAAATGGGGTATGTGAAAGATGGAAATAAAGAATACTGGTCTGCTGCTTATCTACCGAATAAAAACCAAATAAGGTTTTTAGCTACCCCACCTGGTTTAACCCCAAAGTTTATGGTTGGAACTTTACTCATTCCTTTCTTAAATTTAACTGAACCAATTTCAGTTTTTAATTTCCCTGCTTATGTTGGCTGGACAGAATTTTCTTATCCTAATCATAACTTATATTGTTTAGCTCAATATCATAAAGACGATGGAACTATTGGAATTATGAGTGGTAGTGATGATGGA